ACTAAAATCACTTTTTAATTGGGTTGACGTTTTATGCGCTTTGGATGTGATTGCACGCGTACCATCAACGACGGCAAAGATTTTGGCAATAAGGGCATTGTATAATGTCTTTAAAATAAAAGGTTTAGCTTTGGCACTTTTTACGAAGTGTGCAGTAACGGTTTACAATTTTATTGTAAATAGTAAGGATGAAGTAGCTCAAAAGCATATGAATATTGAATCAGCGATGAATGCGATTGTAACTCTTGTTTTAAGTTTAATTTTCCAGCGGAAGCCTAATCAGGGTAGTGTTGATTCATGTTTATCTTCTTTGAGACAAGTTGCACCAACATCACGAGGTTTGGATTATGTAATGGATGCTGTAAAGTCATGCATAAAATGGGTACGTGGACGTGACGATTTTGACTTAGGGAAGGAGATTGAACATATTTCACGACGAGTCACATATTATACGACGATACAAGGACAAAAGGATATGCGCCTACTACAATCAGCATATATGGAGATAACGGAATTAGAAATTAAATCTATGATGTTGTTGAAATATTTGCCAGCGCATTCAGAAGAACGACTACAGTATGCAGGAACAGCGGCACGATTGAATCAATATTACAAAGCAGTACAGACATCCCCTCCATCAGGACACGGCAATAGAAAACCTCCAGTCACCTTACATTTGTATGGTGGAGCTGGAGTTGGAAAGACGCATCTAGTTAATTTACTTAGTGGAGATGCTTTAAGGACGATTCTTGAATTGGAAGGAGTGGAAGGTGATAAGTTATATAAAGAATGTTCTGAGTTTGAAAAATATATGTACTACAATCCGGTAGCAAATAAATACAAAACGAATTATAATCCTGCTATGTCTAAAATTTTTGTATGTGATGATGCTAATCAAGTGAATCCACATTTTTTGAAGGAAGGGCAACCTTTCCCAGTAGATATGATTCATTATGCAAATTCACATACTCATCTTTTAAATGTAGCGGAATTAGAGAACAAAGCAAATGCAAATTTCAACTCAGCACTTATTATTGCAACAGACAACGCGAAGACCCCGGCATTGGATTACTTGACGAGCAAAGAAGCATATAAACGAAGAATTGATTTGCAATTTAAAGTAGAATTATTACCTGAATACTCTCATTTTCATAATGGTGTTCGAGTTGTAGATCCTAATAGTATTAACTTATCTGAAGCAAATACTCATATATATGTTTTTAAGGATGGAAATATTTCTTTAACTTATGAAGAAGTAACTAAGAAGATCGATTTCGCTCTACGCGAAAAGCAAAGGAATTATCTCAAATCGTGTGGTGTGTTTAAAGAACATGCTGTACGTGGTTTACCAAAACCTAAAACTGACCCCCCACGCGTTCAATCTAACCAATTGATCCCCCCGGACATAGAAGAAGATGCACCATCATTTCATGGATGGTTTGGTGATGCATGCGATGATGTTAGTCGTAAGATGCAGGAAGGAGTTCACAATGTTACAAATGGTATAAATCATGTATATTATATGATATATACTCCCTCTTTTTTAATCAATCCTTATGATTGGTTTGTTTGGAAAATCCACGCGTTTATGT